GCATTAGGGCTACACGAAAAGCTCAAGCGTCAAGGAGTAAAGATTGGATCTGAAGAGTACTACGCGCAATTGGACAAAACAATGCGCAAACGTTTTCCAGAGAATTTTGAGGAAGCGGAAGTAGAAGCAGAGCCAAAGGACGAGCCTAAAGCAAAGCCAAAAACTATTGTTGCTCCGGCCACTAGGTCGACGGCCCCTAAAAAGGTCAAGCTAACTACTACACAAGTAGCTTTAGCTAAAAAATTGGGATTAACCCCAGAGCAATATGTCCGTGAACTTTTAAAATTGGAGAACTAACATGGTAACAAAAGCAACTAGAGAAGTAACAAATCGTGAATTTGATGAACGTCCTAAACAGTGGGCGCCACCAGAATTACTACCAGAACCTGACAAGCAGGCTGGATTCGAATACAGATGGATTCGAGTTTCAATGCTTAACCAAGCGGATCCACGCAATCTTTCATCCAAAATGAGAGAAGGCTGGGAACCAGTAGCAGCGGAAGAGCAGCCGAAGTACAAGTTGTTAGCTAGTCGAGATGGACAGTTTAAAGACAACATCGAGATTGGCGGATTATTACTCTGCAAACGTCCAGAAGAATTTGGTGTTCAACAGGCGGCTTACTATGCCAAGATGACCCAAGATCAAGCGGATGCTGTAGATAATAATTTGATGCGCCAGAGCGACGCTCGTATGCCTATCTTTAAAGAAGGTAAGTCTACGACTAGCAAAGGTTCTAAAAATTAATCAAGGAGATTTAAATGGCATATCCAATCGTTCCCGCAACGTATGGCTTCAAGCCTGTAAATCTTATTGGTGGACAAGTTTTTTCTGGTTCGACACGTCAGTTGCCAATCCAGTACGGCTTTAACACTAATATTTTTTACGGTGACGTAGTAGGTATTTCACGCGGTTTTATTACTCGTGAAGTTATCACTACAGGTGGTTCCTCAACAACTGGCGCAGCTGGCGCTGGTCAAGTTGGTGTTTTCTTAGGTTGTAACTATACAGATCCAGTTACCAAGCAAAAGCGCTATAGCCAATATTGGCCAGCTGGCACTTTAGCTGGTGATGCATTTGCAGTTGTTACTGATGATCCTGATACTTTATTCCAAGTTGCTGTTGCTTCAACCCAAGGCGCTCAAGCCATCGGTTCTGTTGCTACCGCAATGATCGGTTTGAATATCGCTGGTTCTGATTTAGCTGGTTCTGTAAATACTGGTGACTCTTACAATGGCGTATTAGCTTCTTCTGCTGCTGCAACAAATACATTGCCTTTCCGTATTGTTGATTTGAAGCGTGATGGTGCCGTATCTACTACAGCTACTTATACTAGCGGTACAGGTACTTTGACAGTTTCAGCTTTGCCTTCTGCTTTAGTGGTTGGTACTGAAGTTGGTTATATCGCCTCTAATGGTCAGTATGTTGGTACAGGTTCATGGGTTTCTACTTTTGCTGCTGCAGGTACTACTACTGTAATTTTAAATAGCGCTCAAGTAACAGTAAACAGCCCAACTGGTACAGCATCTACCGCAATGACAATCCCTGCATCGAGTACATTAGTATTTACTCAGTATCCTGAAGCTTACGTTAAGTTTAACTTCGGTATCCATGAGTATTACAATGCAAGCACTCTAGCAGTTACACTTTAATTAAGGAGCTATAAATGGCTATTTCACGCGCACAACTACTGAAAGAGTTGCTCCCCGGATTGAATGCATTGTTCGGATTAGAGTATGCTCGCTACGGTGAAGAACACAAAGAGATCTACGAAACTGAGACTTCTGAGCGTTCTTTTGAAGAAGAAACCAAACTGTCCGGCTTTAGCGCTGCACCAGTCAAACCCGAAGGCAATGCCATCGCTTATGACAACGCGCAAGAAGCATGGACTGCACGTTACAACCACGAAACTATCGCTCTTGGCTTTAGCTTGACCGAAGAAGCAATCGAAGACAACCTCTACGATTCTTTGTCAGCTCGCTACACCAAAGGCTTAGCTCGTGCTATGGCTTACACCAAACAGGTTAAAGCTGCTGCTGTATTGAATAACGGCTTCAACGCTGCCTATACTGGCGGTGATGGTCAGTCTTTATTCAGCGCTAACCACCCATTGGTTAACGGTGGCGTAAACGGTAACACACCATCTACTCCTGCTGACTTGAATGAAACTGCATTGGAAAATGCTGTTATTCAAATCGCTGCTTGGACTGATGAGCGTGGTCTGTTGATCGCTGCTAAACCACGTAAGTTGGTTGTTCCACCTGCACTCCAGTTCGTTGCAACTCGCTTGCTCGAAACCGAATTGCGCGTTGGTACAAACAACAACGACATCAATGCAATTAAGAACAATGGTTCTGTTCCAGAAGGTTACACAATTAACCACTTCTTGACCGCTACCAACGCATGGTTCTTGACCACTGATGTTCCAAATGGTTTGAAGCACTTTGAACGTACTCCACTCCAGAATTCTATGGATGGCGACTTCGATACTGGTAACGTCCGTTACAAGTCACGTGAGCGTTATAGCTTCGGCTATTCCGACCCACTGGGCGTATACGGTTCTTACTAAGAATCAATCAAACGTAAATAAGTTTGGACCCCGCTCAAAAGGCGGGGTTTTTCTTTATATGCTAAATCCCGGTGGGAAGCATAATAAGTCGTGTTGTTGAGGTGGTACGGTATACCCAAGATCAACAAAAAACTTAATAATATTATTAGAGTTAGATTTGTGTTGCTCAATCATGCATACAGGTTTATATTTTGTAATCATATCCAAAGATCCCTTTAAAGCATCTTCTTCACAACCTTCAATATCCATTTTTATAATATCAACTGGTTCATTAAACAAATCCAAAGGTTCTACCTTAACTGATTCCCAATGATTTTTAACCATATCACCATTATCAGATTTTTCAATTGGCAATAATTCAAAACCACCAAAGTTTTGATATGAATCATAATCAGGTAAATTAATACCCATTAAACCGCTACCTCCAGAAATTGCTAAATTATGGCAAGTAACATTGCGCAAACCATTTAAAGCAATTGTCCCGCAAAGCATATAATAAACTTGTCGCTGCGCCTCAAAACTACGAATGGATATACTTTTTCCAAAAGTCTGCGCCATCGCCAGAGTATGAGTTCCAATATTGGCACCCACATCATAAAAAACAATATGATCTTTCTTTTCCAATAGTTTTTGTGCAAAACCTTTAAGAATATTGATTTGGTCTCTTTCAAAGTACCCAGTACTGCGAATATCGTTTCCAACACCTTTATCATTCATGCTTAAAATAATTAATCCATATTCGGTGTTGTATACGGCATTCGGGCTCATAAAACATCCTTTAAAAATTCTTTAGTCATTTCCATTCCACGCCCAAATTGGGACTCTACATTTTTATAGCGAAAAACTTTCATTACCCCGTCTTTAATGTATGGGTCAATAAAGTTTTTATCTCTTGGTTCATCGTGGTAGTCACCCATCCAAACAAAAGTTGGAATTCGATTCATAGAACTCATCGTTTTAATCCCGCTATCACTACCTATTACCGCGGCACATTGACCAACATAAGCTAAACTCTTTGCTGGATTAGGGTCGCACACAAACTTAAGAGTATCAGACTGTTTTATGCCCATTCCATTTAATTCTTCTTCCAATCCAAAAACCATTAAGTTGTAATCTTTTGACTTTAATTCTTTAATTACGCGCGCTGGAATAGATTTGAGAATCATTCCAAACTTCTTTTGAGTATCAATAGAAAATGCACTGCCATTAACATGAACACCCACTACTGGTTTACCATTAGTAAACAAAGGTTTTTCGTTGTCAAATGGGAATATGTCAAAATATTGTGTTCTTGGACAATGAACATATTGCTCAGATCTAGGAAGGGCATTTAAAACTTGATTTTGCTCTTCCAATGTTTTAAACACAAAAAGCGCGCTTGGCTCTACGCCAATAGTATTAAAAAAATCTTTAGCGCCTTTTAAATGGGTTACGCAACAATACTGAATATTATTTTTTTTATTAGCATCTATAAAAGGCAAGCATTGCAAAAAATCTCCAATACCGCCCTGCAACAAAACTATTTGGCCCATTTTATTAAATCCCCTTTAATGTTATTTACTACAGAATCCCAATCGCCCAATTTGGGTTGACGGTATAACTTGATGGTTGGATACCAAGGACTATCGGTTCGATCCATAAACCAACGCCAACAGGTATCAAAACGGTTAAGCATCCACACTTCCTTTCCCATAGCAGCCGCTACGTGAGCCGTAGAAGTGTCAACGGCAATTACTAGGTCTAGGTTCCATATATAGGCCGCGGTGTCTGCAAAGTCCTTAAAATGGGATGTATGGTTGATCATATCTTTCCACCCCAAACAATTGTCAAATTCTTGCTCTGGTTCTTTGCCTTTTTGTAAAGAATAGAAGTTAACATTGTCAAGTTTTAGCGGAAGTAAACGCTCTAAAGATATATTTCTGCGTTCATTAACAGCCCAAACCTCAGGCTGATCAGGTCTAAAACCACCAGACCATACCAATCCAACATTCTTTTTACCATTTTTCAAGATTTTTCTTGAAAATTCTTGAACCAATTCAGGATCAGGTTTTAAATAAATGCCATACGGAATGTTATCCATACGAGTTTTAAACGCATAAGGAAGGCTCATAAGTGGAATATGAAAGTCAAACGGTGGTATGGCATCACCCGTTGTAACAACTTGATCTACGCCTTCTAACGTGGATAACAACTTAAACAAAGGTTTTTCCGTGCCAAAGATAACTTTTGCTCCTAATTCTTTGGCTAATTTGGCATAGCGACAAAACTGCAGCATATCTCCAAGCCCTTGTTCTCCATGAATAAATAGGGTTTTCCCTAATAAATTCTGTGTTCCGTCATACAAAATTCCCGGAAGAATACGTTTTGGATAAGATGGACGCATCCAACGCCATTCATGCTCTTCCCACGCAGTATCGTATTCTCCACGTAAAAGCAGACATAAAGAGCGATTAAATCGCGCATCTGCAAGGTTTGGATCAATCTCTACAGCGCGGTTATAGTCTGCAAGAGCCTCATCTGGTCTACCTAGATTTTGATAAACAAGACCACGATTATTGTAAAAAGCCTCAACACCTTTAGGGTTTTGAGCTATTCCAGCCTGATAACAAGCCAATGTTTCCTCCATCCGGTGGAGCTTTTGCAATGCAATACCTTTATTATTGTATGCTTCAGGAAAATTTGGCTTGTATTTTAAAGCAATGTCATATTGCTCAATTTCCTCTTCAATTCTATGCAGAGTTCCCAAAACAATACCTTTATTGTANTAGGCTTCAGCATAGTTTGGCTGTAATCTAATCGCAGCATCAAAATCATAAATAGCCAATTCTGGTTGTTTTAATGCTTGAAATACGTTTGCCCTGTTATTTAATGCTACCGGATTATTCGCAAACCGCTCAATTGAAAGATTAAAATATTGAAGTGCAGCCAAGTAATTTTTTACTGAACCCAAAATACAGGCTATAAGATGATAGGCATCTGGGTGATTTGGCGCTGCTTTTATAATATATTCAGCAGTCATTATGGCTAATTCATGGTTGCCTGCTTCGTGAGCATTTGTGGCATTTTTGAGTTTTTCCGTTAATTGAGGAGAAAGAGGTTGAATTTTTACCATTTTAGGTGGTGTATTTTTTATTGCTGTTTTTTTCTTTTTCATTGCAAAAGTTTACACCAAAACTTGATATAAAAGTTTAAGTAGTGTATAAATACAACTATCTGGGAGATTGCTTAAACCACCACTGCCCCAGCAGACGATGCAACGATCGGTTTAAGCCTTTTGCATAAGGAGTCCATTATGGGACGTAGTACATTTGAAGGCCCAATCCTATCGGGCGACAATCGTTTTGGTCAACAACGTGACGTTGGTCCAGTTCTTTTAACTCAATACGCATTTTTAGATTTTTCTAAAACCACTGCCGGCACTGCTGGTTATGCTGGTTCTTCAGGCGTATTTGTAAGCTCAAATAATATTCCAAATAACATTGGTACTATTTGGACTCCACAAGCCGGCTCATACAGCGCTTCAGGCCCTACTGTAGCTACAGCACCTACTGCTGATGCCGCTGGTACTATTTACCGTGGCGCAGTTTTCTTGTTGCCAGCAAGTTCTTACCTATATAACGTAAGTTTAGATTTCATTGCAAACCCAGTTGATGCTGCTACATTGTCTCCTTCTACTGTTGCTTGTTATGTATCTAACCAGTTTGTAACATCTGCTACTGGCGCTGTATACGCAAGCTTTGCTTCCAATACCACTACTGCTATTGGCCGCACAACTGCTACTTATACAGCTACTCAATACGCAAACTGCCAAGCAACATTGCAAGACGTACAAAACATTCAACCCGGCAATCAACCAACTTGGTTCAGCCAAGTAGTTGTTACTTTGGGTATGACAGGAAACAGTTGGAACGCTCCTGTATCTGGTAAGTTTGGTATTACATTGCAATATGCACAAGCTGACACCAATATTGGTAATAGTTCAACTTATCCATATGGTAACTTTGACTAATAATCCGATGGGGGGTTTGGGCTGGGGATTCTCGGCTGCCCCCCCAATTTTAAAATTTAAGGAGATATTATGTCAGGTGCATGGTCGTTATTGAATTTCTTTTCACCCAACACTCAAACGGGTGCTATGGGTGTGCAAACCGCTTCTACCCCTTTAATAGGTATTGATGGCGCAGCGCAATTTATTGCTCCTCAGCGTTTACGTGATGTTGTAGGTAAATTGAAAGTTTCACAATCGCAAAATATTTATGATGCCGACTTTGAGTATGGTGTTCAACCATTGCGCTGGGAACAATTTATTCAAAATACATCGGGTCAAGCTTACATTGTTCAAAACCCCGGTTTAGGTGGTGTATCAATGAACATTGGTGGTGGCAACACTCCCGGTGACATTACTATTCGCCAGTCACGTCCTTATCATCGTTATCAGCCCGGCAAAACCATGTATATGGCTTCTAACGTGAATTTTGGTGCATCTGTTAGCGGTCAAACGCAACGTGTTGGTATTTTTGATGATTCTAACGGTATTTTCTTTTTGCAAAATGGTGCTGGATATGCACAAAACCCATACTCAATGTATGTGGTAATTCGTTCTGATTCTGGTGGTTTGCCAACAGATCAAGTATTCCCAATGGAATCTTGGAACGGCAACAAAAATATTATCAATTCAATTGATTGGACTAAGGTTCAAATGATTTGGATGGAGTATGCTTGGTACGGAGCTGGCGCATTGCGTTGGGGTGTAGTTATCAATGGCGAACCTTGGGTTATTCATCAAGTTGGTACAGGTAATGGAACAGTTTTAGGTACTGCACAAGTTAAACCTTGGAGCCGTACAGGTAACCTTCCTGTTCGCTATGAACAACGTGATAATGGAAGTTCTGCACAGTCTTTGATGACTCACTATGGTGTATCAGTATTGGTTGAGGGCGGAATAGATAAACAGCGTGGTTTTACTTATTCATATGGTAATTACGCAGCTTCTCAACAACGTAGTTTAACTGGTGCAGTAACCCGTTATCCAGCTATGTCATTTCGTATGAGAGCAGTTGGTTCTGATATTTTTGATAACACTAATGCCGCAGCAACAGGTGGGTCGCCACAAACTTTAACTATTAGTGCAGCTACTCCAGCAATTAACTCAGTTGTTGGTCAAGCTAATGGTGGTCAAGCTTTAGTTACTTTTAACTCTGCTCATGGTTATGCGGTCACCAACCCAGCCAATGCTAATAACCCCGCACAATATGTTACTTTAAGTTCATTTACGCAAACAGCATCTATTACTGGATATACAATTGCTTCTGCAACATTGACAGTTACCACTATTACTGCTGGTGCAATTCAATCTGGCATGACATTGACTGGTACTGGAATTTCTTCTGGCACATCAATTACCGCACAATTAACTTCAACAGGATCTGCCGTAGGATCACAAGCTTTTGCAAGTGGTGGTGCAATTGGTTCAAGTATTGTTGTTTTAGCGGCTGGTACAAGTTTTGCAGTAGGTCAATTGTTTGCTGGAACAGGCGTACCTACAAGCACATTTATCACTGCGGTTAACGGTGCAACTATTACCCTTAACAAAGCGTTTACGGCTCAAGCTGCTGGTACATATACATCTTATGCTGTAGGTGGTGTTGGTACTTATCAATTAAGTTCTGCGCAAACAGGTGTATCAGGCACTATTACTGCTACAACTACTTATGCTGCTCAAACTTGGTTGATCCAATCTGTTCCAAGCACAACAACTATGGTTTTACCAATTTTATTGGTAAACGGTGCAACATTGACCTCTACCCCAACAGCAACATATTGGGGTACAAACCAATGGGTTGGTAAATCTGTTTACTATCAAGCGGCACTTCCAAGCCTTACAGGTGCAGCAATTGGTGCAGCAACGGTTATTGGTGGTGTGACTCAATTCCCCGTAACCTTAACTTTTGCAGCAATTACTAGCTTGGCAACAGGTAACGTCATCACTATTTCTGGCGCTACTCCAACTCAATATAATGGTATTTTTAATACCACCGTATTGACTGCAAGCCAAGCATTAATTTATATGCCATCTAGCCCCGGTGCAATTACATTAGCGGCACAAGTCATTACATCGCCATATACAGGTCGTATTACAAGTAATACAACTTCAACTATTACATTTGGCGATATAGTCACTGGAGGAGCTTTAGCTAACGCTCCAACTTCTGGATGCATATATCAAATTGGTTTGATTGACCGTGGACAATTATTGCCACAAACATTGTTGACCAATACTAGCCAAACGGCGTTGATTGAATTGATTGCAAGTACGCCAACCAATCAAATATCATTACAAGCTGCCAACTTTAAAGCTTTAAATACGCTTGGTTCATTTAACTCATTTGCGGAAGTAGATTTATCTGCTACCGGATTGAGCGGCGGTGAAGTAGTTTATGCATTCTCAACTCCAAATAATGCACTACAACAATTGGATTTGACAAACTTCTTCCCAGTGTTGACCAACATTAAGGGTAACGTAGCCGATATCTTGACGGTAGCAATTACCACTACAACTGGTACAGTAGTTCAGGTTAACGTAGTTTGTCAGGAGGCAATGGCTTAATATGGCTAAGACTCCAGCTTGGCAACGCAAGGAGGGGAAGTCTCCCTCCGGCGGTTTAAACGCCAAAGGTAGAGCGTCTGCAAAAAAAGAAGGCATGAATCTAAAAGCACCCCAACCAGAAGGCGGATCACGCAAAAAGTCGTTCTGCGCCCGCATGGAAGGGATGAAAAAGAAACTAACTTCTTCTAAAACAGCCAGCGATCCTGATAGCAGAATTAATAAATCTTTAAAAAAGTGGAAATGCTGATGGATGGATTAATGCAATTTTGGAACGCTGCTTTAACGCTATTTGTTGCGGCTATTGGATACTTTGTTAAAGAAAAGTTTAATGACTTGGATCGTACTAAAGTTCTTTTGAATAAAACACGTGAAGAAATGGCTCGTGATTATATTACTAAGACGGAAGTACGTAGCGACATGGAACAAATTATTTCAAGATTTGATAAGCTAGAAGCTAAACTGGATCGTTTTATTGAAGGACATAAATAATGCCATACGAAGAAACCGGCACTCAAAAAGCCAAACGCGAAGCTTATATGAAAGCCAATAAAGAGCGTGGTATTCGCCAAGAAGCAGAACGCGACTATAAGTTGTTTGGTACAACAGAACAAAATATTCCACAGGTAAACCCTATGGGTGATGCTGTTGCTCCTGCTGCTGCCGGCATGAAAAAAGGCGGTAAAGTTAAAAAAATGTCAAAAGGCGGCTCAGCATCTAGTCGAGCTGATGGTATGGCTCAACGCGGTAAAACCAAAGGACGTTTTGTATAATGCCAAGCGTATCTAAAAAGCAGCACAATCTAATGGAAGCGGTTGCTCATAGTGAGAAATTCGCTAAAAAAGTAGGTATCCCTCGCTCTGTCGGTGAGGATTTTGCAAAAGCCGATAAGGGCAAATCTTTTAAAAAGGGTGGTGTCATGGAAAAGACAAAGATGTTTAAAGAAAAAGAAACAATGGGTCCACGCTCTATGTCAAAAGACGTAGAAGCTGGTTCAAATAAGCATGGAAAATTTGGTCAATCTAAATTACAAAAGCGCGGTTTGACCCGTGGAACAGAGCTTGGTATTGATGGTCCAAAAGAACCGATTGAATCTGAAAAGAATATGCCTTCATTTATGAAAGAAATGAAAAAAGGCGGCAAAGTTAAAAAAATGGCTGCCGGCGGTAGCGTTAAATTCCCAGTTGAAAAAGGAATTATGGCTCCTTCAAAAAAAGGTGAAAAACCACATGGAGAGCATCCAGATCAAGAACGTGGTCATACGCGCGGTACTAATGTAAAAATGAAAGGTAACATCATTGGTGATGGTCCTTTAGTTAATACCAAGAAAACAGGCGGCTCTGTTAAGAAGATGGCTTCTGGCGGAACTGCTTCATCCCGTGCTGATGGTATTGCACAAAAAGGTAAAACCCGCGGTAAATATTGCTAATAAGGAAATACTATGAAAAACGATCACCCACCAATCTCTAAAGATATGCAAGCTGAAGAGCATATGATTCACCCAGAGCATATTGAAAAACATCATGGCGGAGATGGCCATATGCAGCACCACGAGCATTATAAGAAACACGCTGCTGGTCATAAGCTGCACCACGAACACGTTAAAGCAATGTGTGGCGGTGGTTACGCTAAAGGCAAAAAGTAATGAAAGCCAGCCGTGGAATGGGCGCAATCAGCCCTTCCAAAATGCCTAAGAAAAAAGTTATTCATCGCACGGATAATCCAAACGACGTTGATCTTTTTGCTAAGGGCGGTAAAGTTGGACTCTATGCCAATATCCATAAAAAGCAGGCTCGTATAGCTGCTGGATCTGGTGAGCATATGCGTAAAGTAGGAAGCAAAGGCGCGCCAACAAAAGAAGCATTTATTCAGTCTGCTAAAACAGCGAAGAAAAAATAATGGCATATACCAGTGGTAATTCAACATTTAACCTTGACCTCACTGAGCTTGTAGAAGAAGCCTTTGAGCGTTGTGGCTCGCAGTTACGCACTGGATATGATCTTAAAACCGCAAAACGGTCCATTAACCTATTAACTATTGAATGGGCTAATCGCGGTATTAATTTTTGGACGGTAGAAGAAATCTCTATTCCGCTTGTATATGGCCAAGCTATATACCCAGTTGGCGCAGATACAATTGATATTTTAGATTTGGTTACAAGAACCAATAACTCTCAGGCTAATAACCAACAGGATATCAATTTAAACCGCATTTCGGAATCAACATATTCTACAATCCCTAACAAATTGACTTATGGGCGTCCAATTCAAGTTTGGTATAACCGTCAAACCGGCAACTCAAACATTTATTCTGGTGTGACTTTAGCGGCTACTTTGACCCCATCAGCTACCACAATTACCTTGAGTTCTACATTTAATATGCGCTCTACTGGATTTATCCAGATTGATAATGAAATTATTGGATATGTCAATATTTCAGGAAACCAGCTTTTAAACTGCTATCGTGGACAGTACAATACTACCGCTACGTCACATAACGTAGGAGCTGCCATTTATGACCAACAATTACCAAGTTTGGCGGTATGGCCTACCCCAGACAATTCAACGCCATATACGCTCGTTTATTGGCGTATGAGACGGGTTCAAGACTCTGGAACTGGTGTATATGTACAAGATATTCCATTTCGTTGGATTACTTGTTTAGTGGCTGGATTGTCTTACTATTTAGCAATGAAGATTCCCGGAATGGATATTCAACGCGCTGCTGGTCTTAAAGCAGAATATATGGAACAGTTACAACAGGCTATTGAAGAAGATAGAGAAGACGTATCAATTAGATTTGTACCGCGCAATTTGTTTTACGCGAGGTAAGTATGCCAACCAAGTATGCTAGTGGCAAACACAGTATTGCAGAATGCGACAGATGTGGTCAACGATATAAGTTAGTAGAGTTAAAAAAGCTAACAATCAAAACCAAATTAGTCAGCATTAAGGTTTGCCCCGAATGTTGGGATCCGGATCAACCACAGTTACAACTTGGTTTGTATCCAGTAAATGATCCACAAGCAGTTCGGGAGCCAAGACCTGATATTAGTTATTATGCATCTGGTCCAAGTGGATTACAGACGCAACAAGGCGGTGGTAACAGCCCATTACAGGCTGGTTATCCAGAAGGCGGAAGTAGAGTTATACAATGGGGTTATGCCCCTGTTGGTGGTTCAAGCGGTACTGATAGGAGCTTGACGCCAAACTATTTAGTTGGGAATGGTAATATTAATTCAGTAACAATAACTGTAACTTAGGAGTTAAAAATGGCAAAGATGGAAAAAGAATCAAAAGCAGAAATGCGCAAAGAAGAAAAAGCTGACAAAAAGCAAGATGTAGCTATGATCAAAAAAGCTTTTAAAGAACACGATGCCCAAGAACACAAAGGTGGCAAAGGCACAAAAATTGTTCTTAAAAAAGGCGGTTTAGATAAAGTTAAAAAAATGGCTAAGGGTGGTGTAACCCAGTCTAACCTACGTAGCATGGGACGCAATATGGCTC